AAATGGAAATCAAGTTCAGCCACAGCATTAACTCCAACAGTAATTGATTTATGTGATAATGGTGTTTTTAGTAATGACGATATTATTGGCGTATTTGATCCAACTAATAATGAATGTGTTGGTACATATGTATGGAACACTTCAGATCAAACATATCGTATTAAGTGTTCCAAAGATGAACCTTTATTAGCAACACCAATTGTTGGACTTACTAATACAACGGGTGGATTATATTTCCAAGTAGCACGAACAAACGGTCATATAGATTATTTATCTGTTACTAATTATACATTTATCTCAAATAAAAATCCCCCAGAGCCTCGAACAAGTGATATGATATTTAGAACCGACGCTGGTCTATCAGATGGTAGATATGAAAATGTTGAATGTGTAGTGTGTGATATAATATATAAAATATATCATCGTGGCATATTTGATAGCTCAACAACTAACCTAACCGCCAATGTCTCAGGCAATCTAGGTGATTATATTGTTACTGCAAGTATAAATAGTCAGTCTGTATATTCAAAAACTGATTTATTTGAATCTAATCCATGGCAACAAGATCCTGTAGTATATCCTCTAGTATATGATCTTCCACAAACTAAATTAAGATTTAGTCAACAAGCAAGTAATGAAAAAATACTTCCACAAACTAAATTAACATTTAATGAAGCAACAAATGATCAAATAATTTATGGACCACAAGAAACACAGACGGAGAATTTTACACCAAATAATTATCGTAACATATCATTCTACGTTGTTAATAGCTCACGATTATCATTCCAAAATATCATGACAGATATTCCATTATCTACCACTATTGATATTTTTAATAAAGATTCCAATGAATTGCGACGCACACCAGTAGGTGGATGGACCAAAACAAGTAATGATTTTACATACGATGGCGAAATAGATTTAGGAAAATCTTATTTTATAAGGTTTTCAGCAGTTACAACATTAACAATTACTGGAGAAACATTTATAAGAAATTCAATAGTATTGTCTCCAGGTTTTGATTTTCTATCGTGGTCAATGCCTTTTGATGTTAAAAAGGATCCGAGTGAAGCATTGAATGAATATGATATTAGTGGATTTTGGAATTTACCCTGTTCTACGGGTGGAGTCTTATCTGATAAAGTTGGACAAGGATATGTTATGAATTCTGGAAACTTTATTATTACACAAAATCATCTTACTACAGCATTTACATTATCTAAAGGCGGTGGATTAGTAATATTTCAAGGAACAGAAGAGCCACAAATTGTATATAATCAATCTATTTGGAGAGAGGTATCAGGACCAGAGCCAGAGCCAGAACCAGAACCAGAACCAGAACCAGAACCAGAACCAGAACCAGAACCAGAACCAGAACCAGAACCACAACCAGACTTATTATTACCTAGTAATGGTGAGGAAGTAAAGCTATTTGTAACACAAGCTAGGCGACAAGACGGCTACCAAGTCCTCAATGGCGTGGACAGTGATATGGGATACAGATGGATTAAATGTCATAGTGTGGATCATGTAATTGTAATAAAAGAAGTAAGATATAGCAGCGCGATAGCTCCAGTTACAACTATAACGCCAAGTAGAGGCCGCGGCGGCCAACCCTCTGCTGGCGGTCGCCCCTCAGTTGGATTCACATCATTTGATGAATCATCAGGTTGGAACCAGCCGATAATACACGAACATGATACTTCACTAAATGAAATATTAGATATTGAAATGTATCTTGATTTTGTAAATGATCCAAGATTTTTTTCATATGATCCATCATTTACTTGCTGGCCATCAACTGGATGGGCAGGCTGGACTGGACAATATTCTGTCTATAGCAAACCAGCACAAGCACAATCACCACAACCACCACCACCGGGAGCTGGATACTATGAACTACCATCTCTAACTTTTGTGTTTACTACTGATCTCAATAAATTTGAATACAACAGTTGGTGGGGTGGGTCATCTCTAAGAGATAATCATATTGGACAAGTTATAGTTTTTACAACATCGGCTGGTGACGAAACTGATTATATAGAAACCGATACTATCAACGGTTTTCCATATATGATAAAAAGTCCTGCTAGACTAACACCTACTTTTACTAATCTAGAAATAACTATTTCTTTTACTATTTGGAATGTAGGGGGAGTCGACGGCTCAGGACGTTATCCTCAAGCACCTTATTTAACCCATAATTATGGATCGGCCATATCTAACTATACTTATTATCAATTTATAGATTTTAACACTTCGCGGGTTGGTGGTGGCTCTTTTACTTTTACTGCAACAGCCGGGTCAGTAGGAATTATAAATATTAAGATCGGACCATTCCAATACTCAAGATTACAACCAGGTACCATGCCATCCCAAGTGATCTACGAGCCCCCTGATACATTAACATAGGACATTATATCTTTATAATTTTTGAACTTAAAGAAATCGATGATTATTTCCACATTTTAAATATCGATTAGAGATTCAAAATTATGAAAATTCCCTATGTAATGTCTAATTATTATATAAATGATACAGTAATTCCGAATGTAACTTTCCCAAAATGATATTGTAGGTTGGAATGTAACGAATGTGGGCTGGCCTGTCAACAACGGGCTCTATGGGCCAATAAATTATGATAACAAGGATTTTGCAATAAATAGTTACCATAGCAGTTTGCAAGATTATTGGTTATATAAAGTGACTCCAGGATTACCTGAAGATACCGATTATCCATCTTATATAATTTATGCATATACTGCTATATTTAATAAATTATAGTCAATGAATTTTTTATAATACTGCGACAATTTTTGTTATATTATCAGAAAAACAAATAATATAGATATAAATATATCTATACAAGTAATGAATGAACATGAAATTCAATATTTAGAAAAGGCATTTAATATATATATTACTACGATTAACTATATTCTTTATAAAAAATAAATATAAAATTTTTATTTTACATTTATTTTTATTATTTATATATATATATATGCCTAAACACACACCAAGTGAGATTGTAGCTGCCAATTCGTTATTAGAATTAAAACGTGGAGATAGACATAGAAAGATTACTTCCTTTTTAAATAATATGAAATTTACAAATTTGGGTAAAATAGATAAAAAAGGAACTTTAAATAATATGAAAAACACAAGTTTGAAAGTAAAGGAGCAAATGCAAAATATTGGTGGTAAATCAAGAAAACATAAATCAAGAAAAGATAAATCAAGAAAAGATAAATCAAGAAAACATAAATCAAGAAAAAATAAATCAAGAAAACATTAGTATATTAAATATTTACAAATTATTAACATATATTATGTTAAATGAGATGTATAGATAAATTTATATAAATATAATATATTTATATAACTAATGAACGAAGATGAAATTCAATATTTAGAAAAGGCATTAAATAATGAAAATAATGAATCATTAATAAATTTGACATTTGATAAAATAGATAAAAAGAAGAGAGAAATATTTGAAGAATTAGATTTACCAACAATCCAAATTAAAAAATTTCTAAAAAAATTAGAGGATTATAGATATATTGAAGAAATTCAAGAATTACAATATGGTAATTATTTTCGTTGGATAAATTTAAATAATCCAGAAAATCTAAAATTAACAACAGGTGGAATATTATGTGAAATAAAAGTTGATAATACTATACATTTAGTATTTAAAAATAATATGAATAGATTTTTTGAAATAAATATGGAAGAAAATATTATATTTCAAAAATTTTCAGATCAGGAGAGAATTATATTATATGCACTTGATCATTTAGAAAATTAATTAAATTTAAAATTATCTAAATTACAAAAGTTAAATGTAAAAAAATATAAAGCGTTGTCATATATAAAATATATATATGACAACTACAGACAACGGAGGAATCGCTATAGGTATTGATTTAGGAACTACATATTCGTGTGTAGGTGTATGGCAAAATGATAGAGTAGAAATTATTGCAAATGATCAAGGAAATAGAACTACACCATCATTTGTCGCTTTTAGTGATACAGAAAGAATGATTGGTGATAGTGCCAAAAATCAAGCTGCAGCAAACCCAAAAAATACAGTTTTTGATGCTAAACGTCTTATAGGTAGACGTTTTTCTGATCGCACTACTCAATCAGATATTAAACATTTTCCATTTAATGTCTTTGACAAAGGGGGTGATAAACCAGCAATTCAAGTAGAATTTAAGGGGGAAAACAAAGAATTTCTACCAGAAGAAATTTCTTCTATGATTTTAGTTAAAATGAAAGAAGTAGCTGAGGCATATTTAGGTAAAACTGTTAATCGGGCAGTAATTACTGTTCCTGCTTATTTTAATGATGCACAGAGAGCAGCAACAAAAGACGCTGGAACTATTGCTGGATTAGAAGTTTTGCGTATTATCAACGAACCAACTGCAGCAGCTATTGCTTATGGTTTAGATAAACAAACATCTACAGAAAGAAATATTCTAATATTTGATTTAGGTGGTGGTACATTTGATGTTTCGTTATTAACAATCGAAGAAGGTATTTTTGAAGTAAAGGCAACTGCTGGAGATACTCATTTGGGAGGTGAAGATTTTGATAATCGTTTAGTAAATCATTTTGTTCAAGAATTTAAACGGAAACATAAAAAAGATATTTCAGATAATCCCAGAGCAATGCGCCGTCTTAGAACAGCATGTGAAAGAGCTAAGAGAACATTATCATCGTCAACTCAGACCTCAATTGAAATAGATTCTTTGTTTGAGGGAACTGATTATTTTTCATCAATTACTAGAGCTAGATTTGAAGAATTATGTATGGACCTATTTAGAGCAACAATGGAACCTGTTGAAAAAGTTTTAAAAGATTCAAAAATATCAAAAAATCATATTCACGAAGTTGTATTAGTTGGTGGTTCAACAAGAATTCCAAAAATTCAACAGTTATTGAGTGATTTTTTTAATGGAAAGGAGCCATCAAAAGCAATTAATCCAGACGAAGCTGTTGCTTATGGTGCAGCTGTTCAAGCCGCTATATTAAGTGGTAATGGATCAGCAAAAACGGAAGATTTACTTCTATTAGATGTAACGCCATTATCTCTTGGTTTAGAAACATCTGGTGAAGTAATGACAACTCTAATTCCAAGAAATTCTACGGTTCCAACAAAGAAGTCACAAACATTTTCGACATATTCGGATAATCAGCCGGCTGTAACTATTCAGGTGTTTGAAGGTGAAAGAGCTAGAACAAAAGATAATAATAAATTAGGTGAATTTACGTTATCAGATATTCCTCCTATGCCACGTGGTGTTCCACAAATTGAAGTTTCTTTTGATATAGATGCTAATGGTATTTTAAATGTAACTGCATTAGAAAAATCAACCGGAAAAAGTAATAATGTTGAAATTAAAAATGATAAATCAAGATTATCAAAGGAAGAGGTTGAGAGAATGACCCAAGATGCAGATAAATATGCAAAAGAGGATGAAGATTTTAGAGAAAGAGTAGAAGCTAAAAATAAATTAGAAGCATATTGTTTTTCGATGCAAGGTCTTTTTACGGAGGATACAACAAAAGACAAATTTTCTGAAGAAGATCGTGAAACTGCAACCAAATGCATTGAAAATACGCTTAAATGGTTAGAAGGCAATCAATTAGCTGATAAAGAAGAAATAAACCATAAGAAATCTGAGGTGGAGGAAATATGTAAACCTATTATGGAAAAAATGTCTACTGAAAATCACGGTCAAGGAATGCCTGGAGGAATGCCTGGAGGAATGCCGGGAGGAATGCCGGGAGGAATGCCTGGAGGAATGCCGGGAGGAATGCCTTCCTCTAGTTCTGCACCAAATGTTGAAGAGGTTGATTAATATGTAAATGTATTAAGAAATAATGAAGAGCTTATAAAAACAGTTTTATAATAATTATATTTTTTAATACTTTCTTCTGAATCATCTTGTATTAATTCAAAATCCCGAGTAGTATAATACCAACTTAATGTAAACATTTTTCTAGCACAAATATAATCATCACATTCTAATAAAAGTCTATTATTAAGTTTTTTTGTAGTCATTCGTAGAAAACCACGTAAATAAGGGTTTCGTTCACATTGGATATATATCTGTAACCATAATGGGATATAATAAAATGAATCCATTATTTTTATATAATATATTGTATAAAAATAAAATCAATTTTTATTTTCTAAGCATTATATATGCAGGATAATGAAATGAAAGTAGTTGTATTTGATTTAGATGAAACATTAGGCCAATTTATAGAATTAGGTATGTTTTGTGATGCTATTGAACATTATAATAAAAGAAAACTAAATTTTGATGAATTTTATCAAATAATGGAAATTTTTCCAGAATTTATTCGCCCTAATATTCTTAAAATTTTATCATATTTAAAATCAAAAAAACAAACAGGTCAATGCAATAAAATTTTAATATATACTAACAATCAAGGACCAAAAGAGTGGGCTGAAAATATAAAAAAATATTTTGAAAAAAAATTAGACTATAAATTATTTGATCAAGTAATCGGTGCTTATAAAGTTAATGGTAAAATCATTGAAAAAAAAAGAACAACTCATAATAAATCAATTAATGACTTATTAAATTGTGCTAATCTTCCTGAAAGTTCAAAAATATGTTTTTTGGATGATATATATCATCCAATGATGGAATATAATAATGTATATTATATTAATATGAAACCATATACAAATTATATACCATTTTACAATATGGCAGAAAGATATTATAAATATAATTCCAATATAATATCAGATAAATCTATTTTTTCAAAATTTATAGTTAATGAAATGAATAAATTTAAATTAAGAAAACCAAAAAAATCTCTTAATGAAATTATTAATGATGAATATATTGGTAAAGAAATAATGGAATATTTACGTGATTTTTTTAAGAAGTATAATAAGAGAAAAACTAAAAAACTCAACAAAAAACAAAAAAAAAAGAAAAAAAATAATATAACTTTAAAAAATAGAGAAAAAGAAGGATAAACTATATATATTTATGTGTAGCTCTAATATAAGATTCTATACTACTAACAATTGTAGTAGTTAATAATAAAAATACACCAGCTGAAAATGCTATTTTACGATCAAAATTTTGTTGACTTTGTGACTTTTTATATTCAATAAATGGATTAAAATGTATTAAAAGAATAAATGCAACATATATTTTTAAAATTGTATGTAATGATGTTAGATATTTAGAATCAACATATGTTATACCCATTATTGATATAAAAAATAATATTGATGAAATTAATGAACCATAAATATATAATTTTTGATGCCATGTAATATTTGAAAATTTTTGTAAAAAATTTAATATGTTAATCATATATATATTAATAATATATATATTATTAATTTATTCATGATTTGAAAAATATTTTAATTAATTCATTAATATATGGGGTTAGCTTTTCAATTAAATATACTTCGCCCGTAATAATTACAGATGTTATTAAAAATCCATAACTAGTAACTAATAAATAATGTAATAATGACTTGTTTTCTAAATATTTATAATTCTTATCCAAATATTCACCAAATTTATTCATGTAATAGATTATAAAGTTGCTTGGCAGAAAATATGTAACTGGTAACATTATAATTGAACGACTCCATCCTTTTAAAATATTACCAGTTTTATATGTGTAATATGCTATAATATATGTTACTCCTAAAAGTGAAAAATAATTAATAATATTACTACTAATATAACCTTCTAAAGTATCATCTGCTGGATTATATAAATGATTCCATATAAAACTATCAAATGGTCCTCCATGATATCCTAATACGGTTGCTATTAAATCTAAATTTGGCATATAACCTGTTAAGATGATCCATCTTTTATTTTTATATAATAAATATGGAATAATTATACCAAATATAAATAAATATATTAATAATCCAATCATAGCTGATGAATTTTTTAAATCTTTTTTATCCATTACAAATATTGTTCTTTTATTCTGTAAATATTTATCATTTGTATTAGTTGACATATATATTTAAATATATAAAATATTATTTTGTATTAGAAATTGTATTAGAAATTGTATTATAATAATTGTTAGAAGAAGTATATATATCTAATGTTCGTGCACTACTATCACTCGCATTAACATACTTAGGCATCCAATAATATGGTATAATATACCCTAGATTTGGATAATAATTCTCAAAAATACTTCTGTAATATAATTGTTCCAATGTTTGTGGTGGATTATGATTATATTGAACATTTAAATCATACTCAATAATTGTTTGATTTTTAACTTTTTCTTCAATAATCTGATACCATGAACGTTTTAAACTACTAACACCATCACTAAATGCTTCTTTTCTTCTCCATAATATTTTTTTTGGAAGATAATTTCTATCAAATGCTTTTCTAAATAAATATTTTTCTTGTTTTTTATTTGTATTATATCGTATCTTAGAAGGAATAGATAAGTATGTTTGAACAAACTGTCTATCTAAAAATGGTGTTCTTGGTTCTAAACCATTTGTAGAAACTGATCTGTCTGATCGTAATACATCAAAGTAATGTATATCATTTATCAATCTTTTACATTCTTTGTCAAATTCAAAATGATCTGGAGCACTTTGCATATATAAATAACCACCCATTAACTCATCACTACCATCTCCATTAAAAATCACTTTTGCATCTGATTTTTCAGAAATATATTTAGAAACCAAATAATTTCCTACACTAGCCCGAACTGTTGTTGTATCATAACTTTCAATATTTTTTATAACATCAGGTATAAAATCAAAAAAATCTTCTTCTGAAACAATAATCTCTGTATGATTTGTATCAAGATAACTGGCAACAATTTTTGCATATTGTAAATCTTCTGATCCAGCTAATCCAATACTATAGGTTTCCAATTTATACGGATAATATTTTTTAACAATCGCAGTTACAATACTACTATCTAGTCCACCTGATAATAAACATGCAATCGGTCTATCTGTTGTAGTAACTCTCTTTTTTATTGCATTACAAAATGTTCCATGTATAAGATCTAAATATGTATTTTCATTACTTTCAATATAATTAGGCATATTGAATGAATTATAAAACTTTTTATCATACAGATACCACTTATTACTATAAGATAATTCTAAACATAAATATTCACCAGATAACACTGGCTTAATTATTAAAGAATTATTTTCTTGCACTTTTACTGTGGTTTCTGTTTCTAATTCATAATTATTTAACTTTTCTGTAAAACCACTTAATTGTTTAATTTCTGATGAAAAGCCAATTAAATTTGCATGTGCACATTGATTATCGTCATAATCTAATACACCTGATGGATTATACAAATAATATAATGGACGAACCCCATATGGATCCCTAGCAACAAATATTTTATTTATATTATAATCAATTAATACAAACGCAAAAACTCCATCCAATAAATTTAGAGTATATTCAATACCATATAACATATATAAATATATAATTATTTCACAATCAGAATTAGTTGTTGGTTTATATGTTATATTATCAAATAATTTTTTATAATTATAAATTTCTCCATTACAAATTAATTGTATATTGGATATATTAAACGGTTGATTAGATTCTTCATCTAAACCATTAATTGATAATCTATGAAATCCAATATAATTATTATTACTTACATTAAAATTTGAATTATCTGGTCCACGAGATTGTGATTTATTAAACTGTTCTAATATAAAATCATATGTTAATACAGCTTCATCATTATTAAATAATGCAAAAATACCACACATTATATTAATAATAAATTTAATCTTTAGATTTGTTTTATAATAACTGTATAAATTATATGAATAATAATTCAATATATATTTGTAATATTGATAGAACTAATGAATTAGATCAAAGAATTTTAGAAAGAAATGTTCCATCAGAAAATCTTGATTTATTATTAAGTTCAAGACCACAAGCTACTAAATATTCTTTACTTCCAACTGTAGATAATAATCAGTGTATAAATTCTGATAAAAAATATTTACCTTATGATGTTGCTAAAATATTTAATCCAGGAAATACAAAAGGACATTATAGTGGTTTTGCAGCAAAAGTAAACCATGAATCTGTATTAAGAAATCAAATATATGCTTTACAAAAATTTCCACAAGCTGCTTATATTCCCAGCAGTAATAGTGATTTATATAATTATACTATTCCAAATAATAATTCAAATAATTTAGAACAATTATATCCTGATTTATTTAAAACGCCAGTATTTAGTAATAATAATAAAAATCCTAGAAATTTAGGAAATAATTTATTTAATAATCATACAAGACAGCAATTAAAAAATACTTAATATTAATATGGATATGGATAGTGAAAAATATATTAATAGTGTTACTTTAGAATACTTATTAAACCCTATATTGTATGAGAAAATATCCATTCAAAATAGTAAAGAAAAAGTAATTTGTGAAGATCTAGAATTCTATAGAAAGAGAATATGTCAGATAACAAAAGATATGTGTAAAGGCAACTATATAAATGATAATTTAAAAAGTGTTTTTTTTAATTATGCATCTACAGTTATCTATTATTTAAAACAATTAGATGAGAAAGATATTTTACAATCTGACTATCTAGATTTAAACTTTGATATATCTATAAATAATTCTTTATCTAGTGATTCATCATCTAACTTTAATCCGGATAATTTAATAATAAATCAACCAAAAAAAAATAACACTTTAGATACTTTTATTAAAAAAATTAATGTAGAATCTATAGATAAAATTTTACCACAACAAAGAATTGCAAATATCACTAACCCTGTATTAAAAACCAAAGGTGTAAAAAAAAAAATATCATAATAATATAGGATGGCACGTAAACGAACACGAAAATCAAAAAAAAAAAAGTCAAAAAATAATACACAAAAAATATTTAAAAAATTAAATTGTAGTCCAAAAAAAAATTTGAAATTTTCATGTTATACAAATAAATCCTTAAATAAAATTAAATATTTATGGAATAAAAGACATCCTGATTCCAAGATATTAACAAATAATCCAAAAGATATTTGGGATCAATTAAAATTTAATATGAAAGACTTATGCAATACTGAAAAGTGTTGGTTAAAACAAAATTTTATGATTAATAATTTAGATCCTGAACTAAAAAATTATACATTTGCACCACCATCACCCGTTGAATGGAAACATGACCCAAACACATGGTTAACTAGTATAGATATTAATAAAATAATGAAACAGTATGAGAT